ATGAAGTCGACCACGCCGGTTGCGGTGTGCGTGGTCATGCTGACCTCGATGGGCTACCCGTCGACCAACCAGTACGGCTACGGCGCGAACCAGAGCGTTGCTGGCGGCATCATCCCGTATCAGTCCCTCCAGTCGGCAGTCGGTGAGCAGTACACCATGGCTGGCGGCACCAGCGCCGTCAGCGCACTCGGCACCCTGGCGGGCAACGTGAGCACCACGGGCAACACGGTGACTGCGAGCGTTATCAACAAGCCCGGTGCTTTCGGCTACGCATGGTTCGTGTCGACCAACGCCACCCCGACCATTTACAACGCGTACCTGTCGGCCATCACCACGGTTCCGACTTGCACTTTCACCGCCGCGCCCCCGTCGAGCAATCAGCCGGCCAGCGCCAACGGTCTGAACATCGACAATAGCTACACCCAGCTCGATTTTGCCGGGCTGTTGCCCATGACTGCATGGGCCGCGAACAACTACACCTGGCCCAAAGGCGGGTCCCAGTGGCGCGACCTTGGCGGCGCATCGTTTACCTCGGCGGGTCACGGGCAGGTCAAGGAACTTGAAGACCAGATGGCGTACTGCTTTGCCAACTGGCAGACCGGCTACACCGACATCTGGGGCAGTTACGACGCCATCCGCTCCTTGTCGGCGGCCATCGTTGCTTCGGGTGCGGCTTACACCGGCGTGCAGATCGTCGCGCAGCCCGGGCAGGCGTTCGCTCCGACCACCATCGTCAACGGGTATCCCAACCGCTATGCGGTCGACAGCCCGAACGGCGCCGGTGTCATCCCGCTGCGCATACACTCCATGATGCCTCCGGGAACGATCTACTTAGCGCTCAACAAAAACCCCTATCCGCAGTCTCGGATCGGAAACGTGCTCGCGGCGCTCATCCAGCGTGACTACTACTCCATCGAGTGGCCGGTCACCTCTCGCGATTGGACCTTCGGCACCTACGTGCAGTACGTGCTGGCCCACCGGCTCCCCTGGATGCCGGCGGTCATCACCAACATCGGCGCTTATTCCGGCGTGTAAGGCACTGACTTCCCTCACTCAACCGTAAGGCTGTGCGAGGTGGGGCTGGCCCTGGAAACAAAGGGCTGGGGCCAGCTTCCCCAAATTCAAATTCAAAGGAGATTCGAAAATGCTTCTGCAAAACAGTCAACTGCCCAACACGAACTTCACTAACGTGGCCGTGCTTGCGGCACTCTCGGGGATTTCCGACATTGTCCCCACCGTCTTGGGCGCACCCAGCCCGCAGGTCACCACCTGCGGGCTCACCGGTTCGACCACCTACAGCTACATCGTGGCTTCGCTCGGCATTGCCGGGCAGGCTCCGTGTGTGGCCGTCACGATCACCACCGGGTATGCAACCCTCAGCGCGACGAACTACAACAACATCACGTGGGGGCCGGTTCCCGGCGTGATGGGGTATGCCGTCTACCGTTCGGCAGGGGGCGGCAACCAAGGGCTGATTGCCCTGATTGCAGCCAATCAGCTCCAGACGCCCGCTGTCGGGCTCTTTGGCCTCACCTCGTACTTCCAGGTGCAGGACACTGGCCTGGGCGCTACGGCGGCCTCCGCTGGCGGACCCACTGGGAACACAACTGGCTGCGTCCAGATGCAGTCGCCCATCTTCAGCCTCGGTCCCGTGTTCGAGGGGCCCGCGCCCGTCGCCATATCCGCAACCACTGGTCAGACGCTGACTGCGGCTCAGTTCCTGAATCCGATGATCGTCCGCAGCGGTCCCACGGCTACGTTTAACGACACCACGCCCACCGCCGCCCCGTTGGTTGCGGCGTTCCCGGGTGTGCAGGCCGGTTGCCAGACGCAGACCATGTATCGCAACCAGTCCAGCTACACCAGCACGCTGGTCGCCGGTTCCGGCGTGACTCTGGCCACGGGCAATACCAACACCACGGCCACGGTGTCCACGCACCTCTGGTGGATCGTGTTCACCAATGTCACTCCGGGCAGCGAGGCTGTCACCGTCTACTCGCTCGGCACATTCACGTTCTAAGCGACCTGACTTCGGGATGGCTGGGACTTCATCCCAGCCATCCGGTCTGGAGAGCCTCAATGTCGAGCAGCCCATTCCTATTCGCCCAACCCAACACCGCCATCGACCTGACCACTGTCGGCTTAGTGCATAGCTTTGCACAGATCAAATCGGCCAACGATGACGATCTGATCCAGCTCTGCATCACGGCGGCCAGCTATCAGTGGATTTGGCGAACCGGGCGCGGCAATGAGGGCCAGATCGATCCCAACTCGCCCTTCGTGGCGCCCGTAGCCTACGACGAATTCTATGACGGCTGGGGTGGCTGGCGGCAGTTCCTGCGCAACTGGCCGATCACATCCTTGACCGCGGTGCTGATCAACGGCACAGCCCAGACAATCTCTTCTGGGTGGGGTTCTCCCGGCATTGGGATTGACCAAAGCAAGAAATCGATCTTCATGCGGACCACTGGCAACCAGTCGCTACTGGGCCGGGCCGGTTCCGCCGGATTTGCCGAAGGCATCCAGAACATCGAAGTCAAGTATATGGCGGGCTATTCCCAGGTGCCGCCACAGGTCGTCAAAGCCTGTACTCACATGGTTGCCATCAACTACAAGCGTGCGGGTTGGCTCGATATGTCGAGCCACAGTCAGGCGTCGGGCGGCGGCGTAACCGGTACCACCAGTTATCGCTCGTGGATTGTACCACCCGAAGTCCAGCAGGTCATGAACGACTTCACGCGCGACTGGCCAGTCTAAATGATCACCACATTCAAGTTTCTGGAGAACAGCGACCGCCGTGTCCCTGCCGCTATTCGTGGCCGTGTTCCGGCGCTGGTTCGACTGCCAACGGTGCGCAGTACGACGGACCTGGATACGGCGGAGTTCGTGGAGTATATCGAGCAGTGCAGGCGGCTCGGGGCGGAGATGGGCGTGATTATTCCGAGTCCGGGGTTCGCGGAGTGAGGGGGATGGATGAAGCGCGGAATCATTACATGCGACGTTTGCGGGGACACGGGCGCTAAAACCTGTTCATTCTACGTGGATCGTCACTTGGATGCTGCTGGCAGTACTGATGACTTCCACGAGTACATGGACCTTTGCCCTGCCCATCAGTTCGCGGCGTACCAGATAGCCGAGAAGAAACACGGCTTTGAACTCGCCAATCACGTCTACGAGCAACTGAGAGCGCGGGCGGTCAACATGACGAAGGCGCGGAATGAGCGTCTTGCGAGTCTGACCGTGCTACACCCAACGGGATGATACGGAAGCGGCGGAGTAAGCCTCGGCGTGGACGGCTGGTGGATAAGGACTACCTGGGGTGGATGGCGAAGCAACCTCCGCTGGTGGGGTACGGAGCGGTGACGGTCCACCATGTACGGCGGTTCGGGGAACCGAAGGATGACCGGAGGACTGTGCCGTTGCCGGCGGCGTGGCACATGATCGGGTGGGGATCGAGGTCAGCTATCGAGGCGCTCGGGAAAGAGAAGTTTGAGCGTGAGTATGGAATCGACCTCGAAGTGGCCATCGTCCGGTACAACGAGCGGTACGACAGGGAGCAGGGGCGCGGAGTATGGGCCGGAGTCTGAGGCGGTGCATCGCGAGACGCTAATGGTATTCGGGTACGGTCGGTGGATGACGTGGGGCGAGTGGCATAACGCTCGATTAGACATGATCTTCGGGCGGAGGGGTGGAAGTGATGGCGGTCGGCGTCGGTGAGAGTCGCGGGTCCTTCCTGGCAGTGAGGGAGGGGCGGGTTAATTAATGCCGCGATTCGTCTCGCGACAACCGCTTTCGGTGGGTTGTCGGGTTGTCACTTTAAGGTTGTCACGCTATGTCATTGAGCCTACGGGCGTATGCCAAACATCGGGGCGTTAGCCTGACGGCGGTTCAGAAGGCAATCAAGGCCGGAAGGGTGACAACCACCGCGGACGGCAAGATTGACCCGGAGAAGGCGGACGTTCAGTGGCAATCACGGACTGATCCCGGTAAGCAGCGACGGAAACAGAAGGCGGAACCGGAGCCAGAAAAGCCGAAAGCGGCGACACCTGAACCGCGGCCGGAGCCGCAATCGGGAGCCGAGCCTCAGTTGGGCGAGGAGCCGGAGGCCAACCCGGACGATTATTGGAAGTCGCGGGCGGCTCGCGAGTTCTGGGAAGCCAAACTCTCGAAGCTGAAGGCGGAGCGGGAAGCGGGGAACCTGATCCCGCGAGAGGATGCCGAGCGGGCATGGGGTGGCATGATCGCTTCCACCCGGTCTAAGGTGCTCGCGATGCCGGCGAACCTGGCTCACCGGTTGGCGGCCGAATCGGACCTGATTACCTGCGAGGAAATCTTGAAGGATGCCGCATACCGACTACTCTCCGAATTGTCCGAGTATCAACCAAGCTGAGAAACTCCTTAAGAAACTGCTTTCGATCTGGAATCCTCCGCCGCGGTTGACGCTCTCTGAATGGGCGGATCAGTATCGCCGGACAAGCCGGGAGGCGAGCAGCGAAATCGGGCAGTGGATCACGCGGCCGTTCCAGCGGGAGCCGATGGACGAATTCACGAATCCGCGTACGCGGGTTGTGGTGATCATGTCCGCGGTTCAGATGCTCAAGACTGAGTTCATCCTGAATGCCATCGGGTACGTGATCCACCTGGATCAGGGTCCGATGCTGGTGATTCAGTATCGCGACACTGACTGCGAAATCTTCAGCAAGCGGCGCCTGGCTCCGATGCTGCGAGACACGCCGATCCTGAAGGGCCTGATTGCGGACAGCAAGAGCCGGGATTCAGGCAATACGATCACGGATAAGACCTTTAACGGAGGTCACATCAGGATCGCGGCATCCGCATCGCCGGGTAACCTGGCGGCGTTGCCGATCCGGTTTCTGTTCTGCGATGAGGTGGACAAGTATCCGGCGAGCGCGGGGCCGGAAGGCGATCCGATTTCGCTCGCCGAGGGACGGTCGGCGGAGTTCGAGGGCCGGTCGAAAGAGATCCTGACGTGCTCTCCGACCGTGCAAGGGCAATCGCGGATCGAGAAGGCGTATCTGGAGAGCGATCAGCGGGAATATCAAGTCCCGTGTCCGCAGTGCGGAGAGTTTCAGGTCCTGAAGTGGTCGCAGGTGCGATGGGATAGCGGTTTACCGTCGCGAAAGAAGCAGTCGGAATCGGCGGTCTACGTTTGTGCGCACTGTAAGGCGGAATGGAACGACGGCGCGCGGTGGAAAGCGGTTCAGGCCGGGCGGTACAAGGCGAATGCACCGTTCAATGGCGTTGCCGGGTTTCGAATCAGCGCGCTCGCGTCACTAAAGAAGCGGCTGAGCCAACTTGTCCTGCAATACCTGAAGCAAAAGGACGATCCCGAGCAACTCAAGACGTTCATTAACACCGTTCTGGCGGAAACCTGGGTAGAGAAGGGCGAAGCACCTGAGTGGGAAGTGCTGCTCAGCCGGCGAGAGAAGTACACGCCGGGTACGGTTCCAGCGGGCGGCTTGCTTTTGACTGCCGGCGTAGACGTTCAGCGTGATCGTATCGAGGTTGAAATCGTCGCGTGGGGCAGGAACCGGGAGAGCTGGTCGGTTGAGTACCGAATCCTGGAGGGGCGGACCTCGGAGGCGGAAGTTTGGGAGAAGTTGGCGGAGATGGTCGGAGAGGCCTTTCCGCATGAGCGCGGCGGCCGGTTACCAATCTCGCGGATGTTTGTGGACTCCGGCGACGGAACCACAAACAACGACGTGTACCTCTGGGTGCGGTCTCAACCGGAGGACCGGGTAACTGCGATCAAGGGCGATGATCGTGCGGGCCTGTTCGGTGTGCCGGTAAGTCAGCCTTCATCGGTCGATGCGACCGTGAACGGCCGGAAGGTGGGTTTAAAACTCAAGCGGGTTGCGGTTTCGTTCTTCAAGGGCGAACTGTACGCGCGGTTGCGGTTGCGGCCACCCACCAAAGAGGAGCAAGCGAAGGGCGCCGGGTATCCGCCGGGCTATTGCCATTTTCCAGACGGAAAGAGCTACGGCGATGAGCACTTCAAGCAACTGACGGCGGAGCAACTGGTAACCCGGAAGCTGAAGACCGGGCGGACTAAGCAGGAGTGGCGCAAAGATGGGCGTAACGAGGCGCTGGATTGCCGCAATTACGCGCGAGCCGCGGCTTGGGACTGCGGAGTCGATCAGGCGCAAGAGGTTCACTGGGACGCGCTGGAGCGGCAAGTAGTGGAAGCGGCGAAGGCTGCACAGCAACAGCCGGTTGTCGAGGGTAGCGCCGACCCGAGAGAAGCACGGCCGGAGCGGGACGGCGAAGAGTATCCATGGGTACCGCGCCGTAAATGGTTTGGACGGGGTAATAAATGATTGCACTCACGGTAGCTCAGATGACGGCGAATCTCGCGGCGCTTCAGATGGCGCTCGGGAATCCGGTGATGGAAGCGCGGTTTCCGGACGGGAAAGTGATCCGGTACCGGTCGGTGGAT